GCGACAACGATTGGGTATTTGACGACAGGCATTACTGCCTGGATCAATACCGCTGGGGTAGTTGGTAAGCTTTATGGCCAGGAGTCGTAAGACTCTTTAACCGTTGCTTATTTTCAACTCTTCCATACTCAGATTGACTGATCCATCTGGATCCGTGTGGTGAGCGTACGTGGCTTGAAGTCGACCCACCTGATTGGAGGGCAACTTGAAAAGCAACGTAAGTGACCATCTGAAGTTGTTCGAGTCTATCTATATAGATGCCTCGAACAAGTGCATCGCTGATGTCTCTGATTTACGTGATATCACGACAGTGATATCACGGGTCAAAATGGAAGGACTGTCGTTTTTGACGATAACCCTTCCTGCCTTCTCCTCTGACTTTGAAAAGAGTCTGGAAGAAGGTTGTATTGACTCATCACGATTCCGAAATTTCAGGAAAAGTGGATCAATCCCTGCATTTTTGCAAGGTATGATCAGTCAACTATTTGACCGTGAGACAGGGAGGATTTATGAAGAAAATAACGAAGATGCGCCTTCGATTGTTGAGGCCGTTCGGCAGGTTTGCCTTACGTTCAAGAAAATCGAAGTCGCCTGTACGCCCGCGAGGGTGTCCAGTATGCTTCAGAACTTTCAACACTTGGAGCAATCCCCATCCGAGTTTTCTGTTCCAGAAGAAGACTATGCCGAGTTTCGGTATATATCTTCTGTGCTGTGGGATTCTTGCATCTCGTCGATTAAATTGGACGAGTGCAGACCTAGGCATGGTCCTGGAGCAACTGCTGAACGTATTTCTGGGAACCAGAAATATTCTTGGCAGTATTGGCATGAACGTCTTGAGCCTTACTTTCCATTAATCGGTAATGGTTTCCCGTTAGGGACGCCACCTGATTCTATGGAGCTCAATAATGTAACGTTCGTTCCAGAGGCGGATGAACAGCCCGTTAGGGTTGTTACCGTCCCGAAAACTTTGAAGGGCCCCCGTATCATTGCTATCGAGCCTTGCTGTATGCAATTTGCACAGCAAGGGATAAGAGATGTCTTATATAGACGTCTCGAGTCTTTCTGGTTAACGCAAGGCCATGTAAATTTTACTGACCAGACGATTAATCAGAAGTTTGCAATGAGTAGTAGTTTGACGGGTCAATTAGCAACGATTGATCTCTCAGATGCTAGCGACAGAGTTCCTCTGACGCTGGCTCTTGAGATGTTTCGGTCTAATCCCGATTTAAGGGATGCGATCGTAGCATGCCGATCTACAAGAGCTGAACTTCCTGATGGGACCATAGTGTCCCCTCTCAAGAAGTTTGCCTCTATGGGTAGTGCTCTCTGCTTTCCGATCGAGGCTATGTACTTTTACACTATTTGTGTAATAGCCTTGTTGAAGGAAGGTAGCCTTCCTGTGACCCAGCGGAACATTTTTAATGTTACGCGTGGGGTCTACGTATATGGTGACGATATTATCGTCCCGTCTACGCATGCGATGACTGTTCTCGATTACCTGCGGAAGTACAATTGCAAGGTAAACGTCAATAAGACTTTCGTGAGCGGAAGCTTCCGAGAGTCGTGTGGCGTAGATGCATATCAAGGATTCGAGGTTACACCTACTTATCTGCGAAAATTGCGTCCTGAGAACAGACAGCAAGCTGACCGGATTATTTCTTGGGCTGCCACCGCCAATCTCTTTTATCTTAAAGGATATTGGCGAACTGCCTCTCTCTTATTTAATCAATTAGAGAGGATTATAGGGACTCTTCCCTATGTATCATTAGAATCCGGCGGTTTAGGTCGGGTATCCTACCTGGGATATCGATCTGCCGAAAGGTGGAGTCGAGAATTCCATTGCTTTGAAGTAAAGCAGTGGGTCCCGGAGCCAGTCTATCGCACAGATGAACTGGAAGGATATAGTGCTCTAGCGAAGAGTCTCCTAGCTCTAAGCCGTATGTCAAATGACATAGGAGACTTAGATAAGAATTATACTCTTTTACTAGACACCGCCGACGCTCTGAATATTAGCTTCCTAAACCCGG